TACGGTTCTATGTTATATTGAGTTGCTGCGTCGCCGTCCTTGTGGAAACTATCTGAAACAAATCGGTTTGATTTGTATCGATAAACTGCCCTCCCGAAATCAATAATCTTATAAAGTTTTCCAAAAGTAGGTACTTTGTAATAAACACTTTCATAACAGTAATACACAAATTCTTCTTCCGTTTTGACGAACATGATATTATTCGTATGCAAATCGTTGTGCGTAAAATCAAATACCTTTTGATAGGTAATTAACGTCATGATAATTTGCATCAATGCTGAAGCGACTTCCTCATGATGAATATCTTGTATCATGATGTTGTCAATAGTATCATGGCATCCTTCAACACAAATTACATGGACCGGAAATGAATTAATAGTGATCATAGGTTCTTCGTAATTAGAGTCATCAGACCAATCGTCATCCTCCGTTGATTTATCGGAACCTGTATTCGAAGATTTAGTATCATCGGATTCATCAACTGATTCATCGACGCATGTATCAACAGATTTATCGACGCATGTATCAACCGATTCATCGACACATGTATCAACAGATTTATCGACGCATGTATCAACTGATTTATCAACGCATGTATCAACCGAATTATCAACAATTGTTTCAATATCAATAAGAACATCATGTTGAATAATAATGGATGGTTTGAATTTACGAGAGGTCACTGCTGAAAATTCTTCACTTAACTTGAAAAGTTTGTTAATATTTCTGTGGAAAAAATCAGAATCTTGAACATATTCTAAATCATCTTCGACGTTAAACTTAAAATCGGATTTAAGGGCATTGAAACTTCCATAAAAATCTACTCCATGAAGGAATCCATAGTTATGTAGCAATTGACTGGACAGATAACAGAAAAATCCATCTACGTATCCCGAATTATTAACGTCTTGCGTTTTGAAATACGCTTGCTTTTCAAATTCAGGAATAGCAAGGTCACTATCTTGGTACTTTCCAACCACATACTTCAACGGATCTAACAATGGAGAGAATTTAAAGAACACATTTTTATTTTTTTCTTTGTTCTCTTTTGATAACGTACACGGAAACACTCTTTCGGTGGTAGGATTTATGTCCTTAAGTTCCCATACGGTGTTGAACTGAATCCGATTCCAATTGTTATGATTTAATGAAAAGAACCGATTGAAAATAGGGTTATAGTTATGAACATTAGAAAGTCCTAAAATGGATTCCATTTTAGTTATTAAATCCGAATTTTTAACTTTCCTATAAAACAATTGAAACATGTCCATATTGTTACAAATCTAATAATATGTAGAGTTTCAAACTAATAAGTTATAGGAAAGTGCGTAAATTGAAAAAAGATAATTAGGTCACACAATACTATATGACATTGGAATTAAAAAAATTTGACATGCGAAATATTACGTTTAAACCAGATGAAAGTTCTGGGCCTGTAATTGTTCTGATTGGAAGGCGTGACACCGGTAAAAGTTTTTTGGTGCGTGATTTACTTTTTCATCATCAAAATATTCCCATCGGTACAGTCATTTCAGGAACGGAAGCTGGAAACGGATTTTACAGCGAACATATTCCAAAAATATTCATTCATCACGAATACAATACGGATATCATTGCTAATATTTTAAAACGACAAAAAACATGCCTGAATCAAATTAGGGTAGAGAATCAGCACACAAATCGGAGTACGATTGACCCCAGAACATTCGTAATTTTAGACGACTGTTTGTACGACGCAGGGTGGGCGAAGGACAAGCTGATGCGTCTGTTATTCATGAACGGACGACATTGGAAAATTATGTTAGTCATCACGATGCAATACCCTCTTGGTATCCCTCCTAATTTGAGAACGAACATCGATTACACGTTTATTCTACGAGAACCTTACATTTCGAATCGTAAGAGAATTTATGATAATTACGCGGGTATGTTTCCAACGTTTGAAGCATTTTGTCAAGTGATGGACCAGTGTACGGAAAACAATGAATGTTTAGTTATTTGCAATAATGCAAAGAGCAATAAACTAACGGATCAAATATTTTGGTACAAGGCAGAACCACGCAATAAATTCAAATTAGGTTCTAAAGAATTTTGGGAGTTATCCAAAGACATTGGCGAGAACGATGATACTCAAATGTACGACCCAACTGCCCGAAAAAAAAACGCAGGTCCCCTCATCCAAGTGAAAAAAACGAGATGGTAATTCAACTTAAAGAACTTTCGCACATCGACGTAAACAATAAGAAGATGTAATAATTTATCAGGGAAGAAATGGACGAAAGAATAATAAGCGACCAGTTTTTGTCATTTTTTAAATACATGAAAATTGTGGTAATTATTATACTCACAGCACTAAACAAGGAGAGGAGAGAAATTATCTTAAAAAATAAACAGTTCTGCTTTCCTAAGGTAGGTACTAATGAATCAAGAAACATATGATATATACGATTAATAAAATAAAAAGAAAAATATATGGATCAAAAATATAAATTATTGCAACAACATTCTAATTTCACAAAAGCGAACAAAATTGCTCGTCGCATATACGGTCAACCGTTGAGCGTATCAACGAGAAAATTTAAAAAGTACATGATAAAGGACCCCTTCACAAATAAATATATTCATTTTGGAGACATTCGTTACGAGGATTTTCTGTTCCATAAAAACCCCAACCGACGTGACTCCTATTTAAAACGTAGTGCGGAAATAAATGGACCATGGAAGAAGGATGAGTACTCGCCGAATAATTTATCAAGGCGCATATTGTGGGTTGAAGGGTACACGTAAGCATAATTACGGATGATGTTGAGACGGGTTCTTTCTCTGTTTTTATGCTTACGCTGGTCATCGCCTCCAAAATTCCTCGAAATTATCTATGAAATCTAAGGAATGAATGGTCATATTAACTCTTCCTTTTCGCAGTTTGAAGGTTGTTGTTCTTCAATATGGATGTCGAACTTATACGTTACCTTAAGACCGTCTCCCTCGTATATATCGTTTGTTCGTCTTTCTTTGTTTGTTGCGACGTGTTCTTTTACGGCGGTTTGAACCACCCTTCTGATTGTGTTCTTGTTTCAACCGCCATTTTTCTGCTTCTAAATGTCTTTCTGCTTGTAAATGTATTAGTTTTTCTGCTTGTAAATGTCTTAGTTTTTCTGCTGGTGCTAATGATGCTGAATCTATATTTATTCTTGCTTTGTATTCTGAGTCATGCCTTCTTCTTCTTTGTGGTCCTAAACTTCTTTCTCTCAATACTTCCAGATCAAAATTTTGATCTGCTGCCATTATTGTATATCTAAATATTATAATTTTTATACATTTTAAATATACGTTTCTAAATCGTTCAGTAAATTAAAGTTTTCACACGCTATTAAGGCGTTCATAATATTATGAACCGAATCATTCGTTGGCATAGATAGTTGGTTTTGAATATGTTTAAGAAATTGACTATCCTCTTGATATTTTCGTATGAGTACATTGAACATGTCAATTATAAAAATCAAAGACGCTGGTGGCTGATTTATAAGCATTCTTAAAGTACAAAAAAGTTTATCTTTAATTTTCAAGAGCCGAAGTTCATCCTCGAATGAATGCATTGCATAATAAAAAAGGGTTGTCTTTAAGCGTAAATAGATTTTTACTTTGAAAATAGTATATCCAGTATTACTATATATGAGGGATTTATTTACAATAGGTGTACTTATACTGATTGCTTTGGCGGCAAGATACATTTACAACAAATATAAACAGGATCAAGAATCATGCGACTCCATTGAACAATACAGATTAGTGTCCGAGTATTTTGTGGGCGATAAAACCGAAACAAAACCCATTTTATGGATTCATGTCACAAACAACATCAACGCAAGAAATTGGGAATCATTCAACTCCAGAAACACAACTAAATTAAACCAACCCTACCTCTACATGACCATGCGGAGCATCATCGACAAATGCAATCAGTCCTTCAATGTTTGTTTGATCAACGACGATGCATTTAGAATTCTTATTCCCCAATGGACTACAAACATGAACGGCACACCCGATCCCATGAAACAACGGTTTCGAACTCTTGGGTTGTCTAAATTGTTGCACCTTTACGGAGGGTTGGTCGTTCCTCCTTCCTTCCTGTGCACCAAGGACCTTAAAAAGATGTACGAAACTGGAACTGCAGAAACAGGCATATTTGTGGTTGAAAATATTAATAAAAGCGTAACGTCCTTTAAATCCACCTATTTCCCAGACACTCGATTCATGGGTTGTAAAAAACAAAACGACAAAATGTTTAGCTATATTCAGTTTCAAGAATCTATTCAGTTCGATTCAAGTGCCCAGCCAGACTTTATCGGCCAATGCAATCTTTGGTGGTGTAATCAACACATCTTGCGTCATGTTACAGTAATTGACGGTAAGTTCATCGGGACGAAACATTTGGATGGAACGATGGTGGATTTATCCGACCTTTTAGAAAATAAAGAGTTGGACATTGATTCGGATTCATTTGGTATTTATATCCCATCGGATGACGTTTTGATCCGAACTAAATATCAATGGTTTGCTCGAATGTCCCAGGACCAAATTTCGAAAAGTCAACTGAGTATTGCTAAATTAATGTAAATAATATGTTGATTATATATGGATTTTAATTTTGATGTTCAACCAGAACCAGAATCAGAGACTCGCATAAATATGACTTCAGTATTGGTTCCTAATTCCGAGGCGTCCGAGTCTTCAGAAACCATAGATGATTGGAGTAATGACGTCGAACATATTCTTGAAGAGATCAATCACAACTGCGGGATCATGAGCAGCCATCACAAACAGGCTTATTTGTTTTTAGTTGGACAGTTGATTTATTTCAGACTTCCACTGATTGTGATGTCCTCTGCCAACAGTATCCTCGCTATTGGTCTCTCCTCCTTCGTAGAGTCGCAAACAACCGTCAGTGGAATAAACAGTTTAATTTCTCTCTTATGTGCCATCATATCATCAGTTGAATTATTTTTACAAATTCAAAAGAGAAGCGAGACGGAATTATTATCGCACCGCGAATACTACTTACTTGGAATTAAGATTTCTTCCATGGTCAAACTGCAGAGAAAACATAGACAAGTAGAGGGTTTAACCTTCCTCAACAGTGTAATGTCGGATTATACCTCTTTGTTTGAATCGTCGAATGTCGACCGAGTCGACATTCAAGATAAATTAATCGTAATCAACACCGCTGTTACGAACGGTAAATACAAGGGGTTTAACCCACTACAAAGCCCTCGTTTTAAATGAGTTGAATTGCGTAATTTGTGAATGTTTATAATCTTTAAGGAATTTTTATAATCTTTAAGGAATTTTTATAATCTTTAATGAATTTTTTATGTTCGTATATATTACAATGACTAATATTTCAATGAGTTCAATGATAGCGGGCCGTAACCCGCCGCAAAACCCTTATTTGTTTTACGACCTTGGAACCCTAAGTGCAGATATGACCGTAACAAGTATGAATCCTATTAGTGGTTTTTTTGCTACACAATTGAAAGATCGAAATGGTAGATTTACAAAGGACATTTTTACAAATCAATTTTATGTGTTGAATAAAGGTGGAAGTTTTAATACGCATTTGAGAAACGAGACTGTTACAATGAACACAAAATATGGTTTTGTAATGGCGGTTAGTACGTATCCAGTTGATAGCCCTACCGAATTTATGAGAAAGATGCCTTTTATGAATTTTATTATAATAAAAGGCACAGGTTATTTTAAAAATAAAACTTTTTTAAAGATAGCTAATAACAACAAATCAGTACCTCCATCAAGAACTATAACAGCAATATAAAAGGTTTACACCTTTTCTCGTTTAAAACGCCCTTTTTGTGCAAAAGTAATTGTAAAAACTATTCATTAATTTCATATACGTTTGTTATATAATCTTGTTCACAAAACCAACTTGCATCTGTCTCGGCTGTAATTAAATATTTTTTATTATTAATTACAATTATACTTGTTGGATCACATATATTTTTTGAATTATAAGGTTGTTCAATATCAAAATGGATTATTCTTGGTAATTTATCATTGTCAAAATAAACAATCCATTTAAAAATATCGTGTTTTAAAATACCATCTTGTATATATGTTCTATGACCAAAACCATAATATTCATTCTCATTTAATTTATATCCAGGCGTTCCACCTCTATATTCATAATTATAATTATTTTTATCATCATCAACATCTATTTTTCTAATATCACCTGTTTCTGTATCAAAAGTATATAATATAAATGGTTTTATATAATGTATAAAATATAAAATATTGTTATGATTTATGAAAGAAATATTTTTACCTGAAATATTAATTTTTGTATATTTTTTATTTTCATAATCAATTAAAAACATATCGCTTAAATAATTGTCTAAAATATATATTTTATTATTATATTCAAAACATCTTGGGTCTTCACCTCTAAAAGTAATGTCATTGTCTTCAATTATATCAAAATTTTCATCTAATGTTATTTTTTTTATAACTCTTTCACACCAATGTCTTCTTCCAAAAGCAACAATTTCATTATTATACTTTATGAATGAATAAAAAATAGAGTTTTTTGTTGTATTAATTCTTTTTATATATGAAAGTTTCATATTATATATATATATTAAAAATGGGCGTTTTAAATGAGAAAAGGTGTAAAAACATTACATCACAGCCTTCGCTTCATGCGAATTAATATAATTGTGGATTAAATTATTAGGGTTCTTGTTGTGAATATCGCCAGCCAAAATTGAATTTTTATAGATTTCTCTCATTAATGATTCAGGTGCGATCGAGCCAACCTTAATTAAATCTCTTTTGATGAGATATTCCTTAATCAAAGCGAATTCTTGTGTATCCAATATTTTAATCTCATCTTCGATGTTTTTTCGGTCGGTTTTATTTTTTATAAAAATGCTTATTTTTCGTGTCCTTGTCTTCTTGCCAAAATCAGAATAATGTTTCACAATATGTTTCTCTTCAGGAACATCATTTTTTGTTTTAAATGTTCTTTTCATTTGACGAAAAGTAGGCTTTGACCCATTTTTGATTGAACTATATTGAGGGGGTGGTTTAGGTTGAGGTGCTTGAGGGATTGCGTTTGTGATTTGTTCGAGTTCTTCGATCGATTTTTCAATTGTGGGAGGAATCGTTTCCTTGTCTAATATTTTTTTAAGCAATGCCCTTTTTATGGACGATACTGCTGGAGCATGAACTTGTTTCTTTTCTTTTTTTAATTTAAACAAGTCTGCATTGATAACTTTTTTTTCATCCATACACTGTGCATTTAAATTGTTGAGCAAATTATACCTAAAAAATATTTACATTTATTTAAAATATTTTTTGTGTTTGTTTATATAAATGTCTGTGTGTTTGGTTAGCATTTTTAAAAATGAGGGTCACATCATGGATGAATATATCAACCATTATATAAAACAAGGCGTAGATCATTTTTTCTTCATAGATAATGGCAGCAATGATAATTATATACATACGTTAGCAAAATATAAGAACATAACATTACAAAAAGACCCACATAGACCATTCCAAAAAGACCATTACAATAATTACTGTTTAAAAAAATGTAAAAATTACGATTGGGTTATTGTTTGTGATTTAGATGAATTTATTTATGCAAGGCGGCAGTTTAAAACTATAAAACAATATTTGAATTCTTTAGACGACTCAATATCCCAAGTTTTTATTCCATGGAAAATATTTGGTTCTTCTGGATTCAATACTACAGATAAAAAACAGCCCGATAATGTAGTTCAACATTTTACAAAAAGAATAAATTACGATAAAGACAGTGATTTTCAAGGAGTTATTAGAGTGAATAACGCCAAATATAGTTTCTCAAAATGTATAGTGCGAACCAAATATTTAAAGCATTTCAATATACATTCACATGGTACTACAAACAAAAATTACATTGGCGCAGATAATGATAAGCTCATTCACCCCAACGAAAGTTTTTATCAAATAAATGAAAAAATATTAGCAAACTCTTTTTTACATTTAAATCATTATGCAATTCAATCCTACGAGTGGTTTATGAGAATAAAAGCCACCAGGGGCGATGTTAACTCAGAGTACGTCAGGGGGGAATCTTATTTTAGGGAGTTTGATGCAGTTTCGAATGATATATGCGATGACGAGTTAAATGAATTAAACCGCACATGAATATTTGACAACTACAATGTTAACAAGCGCGGGGCAATGTTCATGGTTACAAGTTCTTGGAACATTAGTTTACAAGAATAAGGGATGTTGACGCGAACAAAGTCCGACCGGTTGTCGCAATTTCTGCAATAATGAACATTGACCTTATCGTTGTAGGCTCCGTTCAATCCACATTTTTTACAGACGTACACATGGTATTTGTCAGACTCGTCGTACAACCGTCCTTTCGTAAACGCGGATGCTCCATGGGACAACATACAGTCGCGTTCCATCTCACCAAACCGCAACCCACCGTCCCGCGCGCGTCCTTCTGCGGGTTGTCGTGTCAAATTCACCATGGGGCCAATCGACCGACTGTGCTGTTTATCAACAACCATGTGTTTCAACCGTTGGTAAAACACGGGGCCAACAAAGATGCTCGATTCCAGTTGTTCTCCTGAGAGACCGTTGTACATAATTTCATTACCGTTACCCTCATACCCCAGTTCGATGAGTTCTTTGGATATATCACTCACGGAGAGGTCGTTGAAGGCTGTGCCGTCTCCAAACATACCTAATTCGAGCAACACTTTTCCGAGCAGCGTTTCCTTGAGTTGTCCAATCGTCATTCGGGACGGAATACAGTGCGGGTTAATAATAATGTCCGGTCTGATGCCACTTGAAGTAAACGGCATGTCGCGTTCAGGAATGACATTACCGATGGTACCCTTTTGCCCGTGACGCGAACTAAACTTATCGCCGATGTTAGGCGTCCTTAATGTACGAATGCGACATTTCCAAAAAGAGTAACCGTCGCCGTTGATTCCTGTGTAATTCTTGTCAATGTAAGATTCTTCGTCAGTTCGGTGACATTTGCTCATGTCCTGAAATTTAATTACTTTGGACGGGTCGTTCCTGGCCTCTTTGATGGGAAACACCTTGCCCATAATCATGTCCATATTTTTAATGAGTGTGTTTTCAGGCATCAACCCATCGGGTGTCAACTTTGAATAATTTCCAAATTTCATGCCCTTTGTTTTGGAAGCGTCGGGTTTACATCGTACTTCATCGTCGCCGTGGACTTTTTTGGACTCATCACGGTCGGTATGGTAGATGGTTGCTTGAAACATTCCGCGGTCGATGGCTCCTTGGTTTATCATGATGCTGTCCTCTTGGTTGTACCCAGTGTGCGTCATGATGGCAACGATGACTGGCATTCCAGACGGAATTTCATGTAGTTTCAAAATGTTCATCACGCGCGTGTCCACAAGAGGACGATGAATGTAGGTGAGTACGTAACTTGTTTTGTCCATTCTTGTTTTGAAGTTAGACACGTACACTCCGATCGCCTGTTTACCCATGGCACATTGGTACGTTATACGCGGAGATTGGTTGTGTTCTGGGAAGGGAATGCAGGACGCTAAAATCCCAAAGATGGTGCTCGCGTTGAGTTCACAGTGCGTGTACGACTTGTCGCTAAGATTCGAACACGAGAATGAAATGAGCGAATGTTGCTGTTCAATGGCATCAATATATTCAATGCACGAAGGACGGCCTGGCCCGTTGATGAGCAAATCGTCCCATGTCATTTCATCTCGTTCTAATTTCGCAATGATTTCGTCGGTAATGAGTAGTTTCGAATCAATGACTCTAAAAACAGGACGAACGAGTCGCCCCGCATCGTTGCAGATAAACAGCTCGTTTGTTTGAAAGTTTAACACAACGGACGTGTACGGGTTGATGATGCCTGAACATTTCTTATGTTTCATGTCTTGATACAAATCGACTGGATTCAACGTGTTTCCTAACCATACTCCGTTGATGAATACCTTTACTCCTGTTTTAAGGACATCAGGGTCGATTCCCTCCAATTCATGCACAAATGGTTTGACATAGGTGTACAAGGATGAACTGTCGGATTGAATCGTAATATGGGACATGTAACTTAGGTTTTTGACCACACCCACGGATTGACCTTCTGGAGTTTCCGATGGACACAGAAACCCCCAACTACTGTTGTGCAATTTCCGCGGAGGAATTAGCTTGCCGCTTTTGTCAATGGGGGTGTTGATGCGTCGCAAATGACTCAATCCAGCTGTGTAAGTCAACCTGTTTAAGACTTGCGCGACCCCGACTTTATTTGTGTTGGTTTGCTTGATGCCAAAATCTCCAGTCGACAACGCGCGTTTGATTCCGTTTTCAATTGTAGTCGATTTTACAATTTTATAAATGTTGGTGTGGTTGATGATGCCGAGGTAGTCGTCCGACGATTTCCAAGACCCGTTGTTTATTTCACGAATAATTTGTTTTTGCATGTCTTTGGTCATCTTGTTGAAATAATTTCGGTACAAGTTGTTCAGCAACGTTCCCGTAAGGTCGATGTGTTTGTTGACATAAGAATCACGGTCGTCGCACTTTATTTTCCCAAGAGCACATTTGATCAATTTGCACGCCATGTACCCCAAGAAATGAATGCGATGTACGTGAGTTTTACAGTGCGGAAATAGATCATTGTTGAGAACTTCAATCGTAAATTCTTTCTTCTTCATAATGCCGGTAACTTTATCCATGTTAATCGGCGTGTACATCGCATGAGTTGTAATGTATTGAATCGCTTCTTCCTGGGTATAACATTCGCATGCTTCAATAATGGAGCCCTTTAGATACGTTAGAATACCCTGATTGTTTTTATGAGTTACGTCATGCATGATGTACGTGCAAATGTCTTTATCGGTAATCACCCCCAGAGACCGGAATACAATCCCGAGCGGAATTGTTTTTCTGATACGGGGAACGTTCACATGAATCGTAAAATCCCCGGTAGATGTTTTGGATAAGTACATGTTGATTTGTTTTGGGGAAATACGCTTGGTGTCTGGAACCGATTTAATTTCTGCTTGAAACAAATATTTATTCGTGTTATTGTTGACAGGAAAACAAAAGACTTTATTTTCAGAGGCGCGTTCTTGGCCCAACACCGTTTTTTCAGAACCATTGATGATAAAATACCCGCCAGGGTCGTATCTGCACTCTCCAGACACCGACGGGTCCAGATGAGTGTAGTGAGTCAATACGCACATGGATGATTTCAACATGATGGGTATCTTGCCAATATGGATTTGGTTCATGGTGTTGTTGAACACTTGAACGTTTTCCAATTCTATTCCAAAACGAACGATGTACTTGATGTTAATATCAATGGTCGTAGCCGACGCATACGTGAAATTACGCAAGCGCGCCTCTTGCGGAAACATGGACTTGGTTGCTCCGCTGTTTTCATGAATCTGGGGACGGTTCATGTGGAAATTTGTAAAATTCAATATAATTTCAAGTTCATATTTTTTGTAATCTTTGTTGTAGAAATGTTCCGAGCGGATTACCATCGGATTGAACATTTCGATCGTAGCTTGTATTTGATTGTTAATGAAGTCGTTGTAAGACTCTACCTGATGCCGAACTAAACGTTCTAAATGGCCTTCCTTGAAGTAAGATTCAATGGCAGACCATCCAAGATTGTTCGTCATGATTGTTACCTTTAACATCAATCCATTTTATTAAATCAATTTTTAAATAGATATATTGCGACGAAACTTCCTTCCACACCTTGTTGGCTGCAACTAATAAGGATAACGAACTTCCATACATACTATTCTATAATCTTTTCTGGTTCTATTTCCCTTTAGGTCGGTTCACGCTTCCCTATAGTATATCTTAAGTTATTGTTAATATCATGACTATGACTATTTTGGTTTAAATGTATTAATCCCTTACACATACTGTATTCAATATTTCGGGAATATAAAAAGATCATATAGAGGCGTTCGTGATACCATGATAGTTGTTTAGGATCCTTTTCTTTCAGCCAAAGACAAGAAGGATAATACCAATCTACAAATTCTTTTAATAAGGAATACCGAATACACTGGTTGGTCGAACAACCCCATGCTACTTCTTTAAAATTATAAGGGATGCATTTATCCTTTAAATACTCGGTTGCAACCGCAATGTTGATATCGATTGTAAAATGTACGACGTCTTCCAAAAAAGAAATGGCGTTGACCGAGGTCGAACAGACCGTTTGTAATTTGGTCAAGAAATCAGGATCCAATACGACATCCCATTCTAAAATACATACGTATTCTGAATCAGTAAAAAGGCGGTTCTTGCAAATGGCGTACCACGCGGTAAAGGAAAGTAATTTGGGTTCGTGTTCAATGTTTTCTGGTAAATCTCTCACTGTAATGACCATTTCTTGATATTTTTTACTGATTACTTTGTTTCCAACAAACAAGATAGTGTGACTGTAAGGCAACACATGTTGAATCGACTCTTCATCGTGGCAGACAAAGACAATTTTAACCGACATGTTATAATATAATATTTTTTTTTAAGCGATGATACAAAAATAAATTGATTTTAATTTGTTCGCATGAAAGAATACTAAACAAATGGATACTATTATGGATGATGCACCGCCTCCTCCCCTTATGATGAGAGAATTCGCGAGTACCAACATGTTCAGCATACAGCATCTGCTGTCGAACGAATTGATGAACAAGATCGACCAAAATTGTAAATTATTTGTCGAGTATTTTCCAAGTCGGCAGTGTATTGGACATTACGACAAGATTAATATGTGCATGATGTTGAATGGGAAAGCGAGCCTTTCTTACTATTTGAAAGGGTCAGCGATCATTCTTGCAAATACTGAACGCGGTGCATGGGTTTACCACACAATTTGGCAACAACAACCGTTGGACGGAACACGAATCGTGAACACCGAAACAAATGAAACAAGCATCGTCCGTATAGAACACGGCGAGTTCATCATGTCGTCTGAATAGACAACAAGTTAAGTTCCTCTAATTAAATCAATTCATATTTGACGGGTCGTCCATCATGATAGACGTGTAACACTCCCAAGAGGTTTGAAACATTATTGTAATTCATTTTGTTCTCGGCAATTACTTTGGGATTTTGAATCGCATCTTTCAACGCCAAATAGGCGCCATTTACATTGTATATTTTATTTTTGGATATGTTTAAATTTTCTTCTGTACCATACATTCCGTATTTTTTTTCTAAATCATACACGACTTTATTCGCGATTTTGTCTACTTCTATAAATGTTTCATTATCTAAAAAATGTATATCGAAAATATCATTCATGTGGGTTTTTATCAGATTCAATAGTCTTAAATCGTGACTTTCATTTTTCTGCGAAGAACTGATCATATAATATGCAGGAACCGGATTTAACCATCTAAACCCAGTTTTAGCTCCACAATCCTTATCACACTCTTTCACTGAACAAATTTTCTTGTATATTTTATCCGAATTCACATTTCCATTGTCAAAAAATGATCTGCCATAATCTATGATTTTTGGTAGAAACGGTGAATAGAATACGGTTTCCGTTCCATCTTCATTATGATAAGTATATTGTATGTATTTCCCATGTTCCGGTTCATATAATAAAATATTATCCAAATGTAAATCATAATGTGTAAATGCGGTGGATATACTGGATAAACATTGATAGATAATAAAGAGAACATATAATAAATCGTTTTTAATAAATGCATTATAATTAGTGACCCTTGTATAGCGAGATAGGGGTTTCGCGGATTTTATATGTTGTAACAAAATAGACGCGTATTTAGATTCCTGACATGCTTTTGCATAATCGATGGAAGATTGTAATTTTAATCCCTGAAGATATATCGTATCAACGGGGGAAGACGAACTCATTGTTTTCCAATTCTGTTCGTCCGTATAAAAATAAAGCCCATAGGTTTCCAAAAAACAGGGGAAAGTTCTCATGACACGATTAACATATTTGATTCCTACTAAATATTCATATACTAAATTATCCGCATTCTTTCTTTGTGACGATTTAAGAATGGCATCTGCTTTATATCCCTGTTTTTCATATGATATTTCTTTTACAAATCCATTCGCCGAAGTTGCGCCAATCTGTTTTATAGGGGAAACCGCGTATTTGAAATCGGTAAATCCTTTGAAAAAATCATTTATTTTACTAATGTTTTTTCCCAATGAGACACATACGCCAGATTTCGGACAAGTGATTTCTAAAAACAAACTCCATTTTTGAATGCCCTCGCCTATTTTTGTTCGAGCATTTTTCGTTATTTCGTCTTTTTTAAGCTTGCGTGTTACGTTACACTTGGGTTTATTCATTTTATATCTTTGGGACAATTTACAATATTTCAATTTCGACCCATTTACATATCCACAACGAGGGGGGTTGCATTCTGATTTTTCAAAACCTCTACATGTTGAAAAACATTTGTCATTTGCAGGCATATAGTATATAATATTATATTTTTTTTAGACCGATACATTTTCAAGGGACCATTGACGAAAAAAGTGGGCATTTTAAATGAGAATTGGTGTAAAAAAATAGAGTTAGAACAAGCATGCGCATGGTTCGCTGCTTAAAGTCAATTTTTTACATATACTTTTGGTGACCTGTTGCAACATTTTCACGTTGTTTTCAGGGAAAGATAATTGCAAAAGGGGTGCATCTGAATAATTCCCTAAAATTCGGAGGCGTTGCAACCCGTTTGTCACGTTGGTTCGAAGGTCCGAGTATTGATGCGTTAAATGTCTCGAATAATCGGACGAAGTGTAGGACAGTCCGCGCATCGAAAGGCGGTTTGCAACGAACAGAATCCGAGGATGGCTACTCAATGAATCGATAATTTTTGAGAGCGACAACTTTGTTTTGCGGCGTTGTTTTTGCAAGAATATGATTTTGTCGCACGACAACAACACGATTGGAGTCGATGGGTATTTATGGCTCCATTTATGAGAATACTGTTTCATGGTTTCGATAGTCGAAAAAGCATTCACTAACATCATCCCTGATGATTTCATAAAATTCTCAACTGCGTCGTCCGACGAAGTGTAATTAACGACAACGCGGTTCAACCCATAATAATTGTCGATTGGTTTCAAGTTGACGATTTTATCAAAATAGGCCTCGTATTTTCTCAACAGTGGTGTTGCGGTGACATAGTACTCATCGAACGCTTGTTTCGCCAGCACGTGTGTCCCTTTTAATTCAGAAGAAACTCCCTTGTACATGTCTGACTCGTCCATAATGATGATGTATCGAGTGGGTTTGTTTGATAACGCGTTAAATTGTGCGAGGCGGTGTTTGTTCTTCATAATGATGATAACATCTTGTTTGATCGTTTTCGTCAGTCGATTGATAACCTGAAACCGAATCGATTGCTCCCTCAACCGTTTTTTGTATTGTTCCAGTACCAACAGGGAGTTTTGAATGATGACAAGTTTAAAAACGCGTTTGTATTTTGTTTTTTTGATAATGTCCATGATGTAGGCCGTTTTACCCGATTGTATTTGACCGTAGACAAGGATTTTCGTCTTCATAAATTTATCTGTCTGCGGCGAGACATGGCGTTTCAACGTTGACGCGACTGTTCTATCACCTGAAAACATTACAATCTGTGAAAGTATTTCTGGCGGCAGCGTGGGTTGTGCGTCCATTCGCATCCGGGACATTTTTTACTCTTGAATATTTTACATTTAATTTTTTTGGTTCAATTTTTTCTTTACTCATAAAAATTGAACAGTTCTTTTTTGAGCAACAAACAAACAACAACATGGAATACCTGAAACGTAACGGGTTGATTCTTACAGTGGAGGAGAATAAATCCTCTTTATCGGACGGGAGTGAATTTGCCATCGACAATGGTTATCTTTCCATTTATGTCAACGAGGAACATCGAGGGAATGGACTTGCGAAGTTGTTAATTTACTCATTGTTGTCTACCAGAAAGGGCGATCGATGGTTTAGAATCGACGGAGACGCGAGCGGTGGATTCTGGAACCATGTCGGCATGAGGGAAGGACGTTACGGCTACATGGTTTATACTCGTCCTAAACATTCTACAAGATGGCACGAAACGGAAGGTGGTGAAAAATCGATAACATTTCAAGATTTATGGAATTGGTCGAAAAAAAATGTACATCATTAATATACGCCTTTGCGTAAATTTAAATTGTTCACAATCAAAACTATTATTTTTTACACTATTATATTGATGTAAAAATGCTATTACATGCGTTAAAATCGACTGCACAACTTATTAAAAAATTGAAGCGACTTTCCGCACACAAACGAACTTAAACAACGTTCCACCACATGGAGTTCCCTCCCGAAATTGTCGCCCATATTCGCGGATTCTCCGAGCCTTTCTTTCGCTATTGGAAAGTTATTATTGCGGCGAAAAAAATTGTGCGCGAAAAACGTAATTTGAAAGTTATCCAAAAGTTACTGGTGAATGCCGAGGCGGTTCAAGCGTTAGAAACGATCGTACAGGACATTTATAACCTACGGTGTTGCGGAGCCCATCTTTTCGTCAGCAAAATGTCCAGTACAGTCGTGGACATTGAGGTCTGGCGTCCGGACTGGCACCCCCAGACTCTAAACCAACTGCACATCGACGAAGAACAGAAGGCACAAACGAATGAAAACGAAAAACGTATCAAGGCGCACATAAATGACCCGCTCTACTTCAAATTTCTTTGTATTGCTTCGGTCGGGTCTGACAAGTTCGTTATTTACTAATATTTTTTTCTAATTTTAAAAAAAATATTTAAACAAATTCACGTATAGACTAAAATGAATAATTCACGTCTCACATTTGTAACATCATTTGTCGATGTTTATGAAACCACCTATGAAAATAGAACAGTTGATTGGCGATTCGATAAATTTCGCGACATAGCGTCGTCTCATATTCAATTGTGTGTTTACGTGAGTCCGGCGTGTTACGATAATTTGGTCGAGTTTGCCAAACCCTACGAAAATGTGAAAATTATGAAGATAGACATCACTGAAACATTCGTAGCAAAATCGTGTGAAAACGTTGACTACGAATTACCCTTCCATCGAAATACATCGAAGGATACCCCCCTCTATATGATATTACAAAACTCCAAATCGGAATTTGTGTGTGACGCCATCCACAAAAATCCTTGGGGGTCCACACATTTCGCTTGGATTGATTTCAGTATATCTCACGTGTTTCATGAAAAGGAAACCCTTCCTTATTTGAGAACATTATCGACAAGTGCGTTTTCCCCTAAATTTCTCGCGATTCCTGGATGCTGGAATAAACTCGGTGCGGGCGAAATGGGGCTGATTTCGGACAGCGTATGCTGGCGATATTGTGGGGGGTTTTTTATGGGCGATGCAGCATCTGTTCTCGATATGCAACAACATTATTTGGATCATTATTCCGATTTTATTCAAACCAATAAAAAGTTGGTATGGGAAGTAAATTTCTGGGCATGGTTGGAAGCGAATACGGATTGGGCGCCGACGTGGTATAAGGCAGACCATAACGACTCCATTGTACACATCCCAGATGCATGTCTAATAAAATAACAGATACTTACGAAAAAACATAAAGCTATTCCGCACAAAATAGCTACGGAATTTAGAGAGATTTACAACCAACTGGACCTCATGCAGCAACACGTGTATCAATTCGAATCTGTCATGAAACGCCCGAAACCTGTAGTTTCTTTTTTTTCTGTTCCATGTCGGACCTCTTCAATCTTAAAAGAGTTTGTGAAAAGCGATGAAATATCAAGAATAGACGCCACATCAAAAATAATGTCCCATGTTCATAAACACCATTTGCTTGAAGAAGACCTTATCCGTGCAGACGAAGCGTTGATTCCAATTGTAGGAGAATCTTGCTCTTTATACGGTCTGCAGATGAAGTTAGATTCACATTTATTTGCATAAATGAAAAATAAAAACATATACTTAAGAAAATTGTACACTAAAAAAATGGTTTCAACTCTAACACGTTATCTTTCGCTGTGCTAATCGGAGTAGACAATGGCACTACGAGTGTACTTGCGTCATGTAAATATTGAATATATCCTTTGGCTTCTCCAAATATACGAGGGATGCAGTACTCCACTACTTCGTTGTTAATAGCGTTGATTTGGTCTGGAATACGGTCTGGTAAATTTGTACTGGTTCTCAAAAACTTTGCCCGCATTATAATTTTTAATTCGTCGCAGGATTGATTCGCGATGACATACTTTCCTTTAGAAACGTTGTATACTCCTGCGCGGACGCCATTTTGGATAATTTGTATGTTTTCTTTTGAAAAAAATGCTCTCGACAAAGGTGTTTCGGACCAATTCCCAATTAATGCATCCGTATAGTTAGTGCATTCTTCTGGTTTGTCAAACATCATGAATTGGTCGTGAGGAGTAAGAAGGTCGACTCTGCCATTAGATTTTGTCATATATAAAAATATATATTATTTTTATAGATGCTTTCGTTTATAAGTTCTTTGATTTCAGTTGTTTCTATTTTTCTTATATTAATACTAATAATAGCGGTAATTCTAATTAGAAAGTCTAATACCGACGTGGTATATCCTCCTAAAGTTTCGAATTGTCCAGATTATTGGAATGAGACCTACGATAAAGACGATCCAACTAAAAAAGGAAAATGCTTCAATGAGCATAACTTAGGAACATGTAGACCAGACAAACCAATCGATTTTTCGAAGATGACGATGTGTGACAAACAGAAGTGGACTCAAAAATGTGATACTTCATGGGATGGTATTTCGAATTCAACAAATGCATGCGGTATGTATTAAAGAGGCAGCAAAAAAGGGAGATACATCACTTGTAAATATAAATTAATTTAAATAGACGGTTTCTTTATACGGTATATGAACTTTGATTCTATATTGGAGAGAACGAGCTTAATTAAAGAAATTATAGATTTCTTACATCATTTTGAAACCAACAAAACAAACGACCTTACGAAAAGAGGTATATACATTTATGGGTACACAGGGGTGGGTAAGAGTCATTTAATTTCATCCGTTTTAGAAAAACTGAATTACGATACGATTCAATTTGACGCAGGTGATGTTCGAAATAAGTCCATGGTCGAAATGTTAACTACCCACAACCTTTCAGATAATAATATCCTTGGAATTTTTAAACAAATAAAAAAAAAAATAATAATTGTCATTGATGAAATCGACTGCATGAACACGGGAGACAAGGGAGGTATTAATAGTCTGATTAAATTAATACGACCTAAAAAAACAAAGAAACAAAAGAACGACTACACAACCCATATTCCAATCATATGTATCGGCAACATGTATGTTGATAAGAAAATGAAAGAATTAATGAAATGTTGCTTAACCATTGAAGTTCCTAAACCAACAAGTAAGCAAATGACCGCGATATGTAAACAAACGTTGCCCTTGGCAAGTAAGTCTCTCCGCGAATTGTTATGCAACTACGTTGACGGTGACTTGAAACGTCTCTTGAACATGTCAAACGTAATAAATATCAATAAGGTGGACGTAGAAACCCTTCACGTCCTATTTGAAAAAAAAACAACGATTGAAGATACTAAAAAAATAACCAAAAAAATTATGAATTCAAACATTCCAATAGATCAACACTTGACCGTTATGAACGAGATGGACCGAACGGTTGTTGCTTTGTTGTGGCATGAAAACATCGTTGACCTCCTTGATAAAATGCCGAGAGAAGAAGCGTTAACTCTTTACTCTACGTTGCTTGAAAACATTTGTTTTGCAGATTATATCGACCGCGTTACATTTCAAAAACAAATATGGCAATTCAATGAAATGAGTTCTCTCATCAAAACGTTTTATACGAACCACATTTTTCATCAACACAATTCAATGAAAATTCAAGACATACGGTTCACCAAAGTACTTACGAAGTATTCGACGGAATACAACAACGACGTGTTTATACAGAATTTGTGCCTACAATTAAATCTCGACAAGAAAGATTTATATACCTACATTACGTTTTTGAAATCAAAATACACCGACAACGAAATTTTGTCGATATTTCAAAATTACGACATTAACGGGTTGGACATCAACCGTCTTTTTCGATTCTTGGAAGTTTAGCCAATGACAACTTTTCGTTTTGAAGTTCTATAACACGCTTCAATACGTGGACTTCTTCTAAGAGTTTATTCATGTAAGCGGCAATGTCATTGTCATACAGCAGAACCGGTCCAGATGGTGTATTCACCGTAAGATGAAACCTACATTTTTTGCGCTCTTCCTCTAATTTTTTGATTCCATCAATCACATCGGGTTTCATATCAATAGACCCGTGACTGTAGTCTTGAATCGCTAAGTCAATGTTAAGGTAAAACTCTCTTAATGTTGGGTCCGTTATAAAATCGTCAACTTTGTAATCCACAAAGTTCACGTATTTCGATGGTGTTTCCAATAATTTTTTTTTATCAAACGTGTTGTGCGAATGTGAAAATACGAGGATAACTTTTTTAGGGTCCAGTTGAACGAAGGGAATCGTGTAATTTTTTAAAAAATGTTTTTCTTCTCCCAACGAAGCAGACGGATCGTAGGCTGTTTCTAACAAAAGTTTTCGTTTGAAGGCAAAAGTTCCCGCAGTTGCATGGTTTGGTCCGTACGGACCGAACTGGACCATTTTATTGATGTGCTTAAACCATGTAAACATGGCAGACGACCCGGCGCACAATGCCTTCGGATGTTTTGTCAGCATTTCGACCGCATGCGATACTCTTTCAGGCGGATAATAGTCATCGTCGTCCATGTAGACTATAATGTCACCTTTGGTATGCGAATGCATAATGTTACGTTTGTTACCAAGAGTATGCTTTTCTTCCAATCGAACATATTTAATTTGTGGGATCTTAAGTTCTTTGACTTGCGATTCGATCGAGTCGGTTCCGTCATCGACAATCACCCACTCCATCCGATTCATAGGATAATCTTGTTTCAGGAAACATTGCGCGATGAACGGTAGGAAAGGGCGACGGTTGAAGGTTGGCGTACAAACCGATACAAAAGGTTTGTTTTTTTTACCCATTTATATATCTCCGATTGGAATATTTAAGTATCTTTTACGATGATTGTTCATTTAAGGTTGAGTCAAACATAGTTTGATCCCTTACCAATTTGAATAATAAAAATAGACCAACAATTAAGGTACCCAACGCTACATTTAAATCCAATGTGTTGTAAGATGTATAAATGATCATCACGGTGACAATAGCACAGATACTTCTTCCATGACTTTTAATCATATTCAAACAATCAGAGATGCCTACATGGTATAGGATAGTAAAAGGAACTACGAACAAGACGTACACAAATACAATGTATGATAAAAGTAAAATCCAACTCATATTTAAAAACGTAATACCAAATCCTAACGTCACACATAGAATACATGCGACGACGCGTACAAACAAACTGATAAAATCGCCAGTGACAAGTGCCTCTAACGCTTCAGTAAGAAATGTCGCCGCGTAAGTTAAAGGAAACAACGTCCATATATAACGTTGGTCGTCGTTACGATCAAATGAGGACACAAAAAATAATATAAACCCAAGAAACATAAATAGAACCGTGAATCCACCTCGAATAGACGAATCAAACATGATTAAAAACACTAAATACGAAACTACATAAAAGACAATCAAATCGGATACCTTCTTATTCATATAAGCAAATTTTTTGTATAGACTCTGCAATAAAACTCTGCTTGTTATAAATGATTTCATAAACATGTATTCATACCAATCAATCACCCAACTCATTCTATTTTCTGGATATTTGGCTCTCATTTTAAGGTGTTGATACGGTAAATTAAAAGGGAACATCGCATCGTTGTTGCATCCTCCCGACCAACAATACGGGTCTTTTTCTTGGTCTATAGGAAATATTTTGTCTAACAACGGTTGGTCATTCGCCTTCGAAGCGAGCGAATTAATAATCGAACCGATTGAGATGACGATTAAAAATTTTCCAAGTGATGTCCCAAGATTTTGGAGAAATAATTTCCAATTACCTAAGATACTTAATTCTACAGTTTCCATTTTTTTCTTCTTCATATTGTCGATGAGAGTATCGTCACTTGAAGACATTATATATCAATGATATTATTTTACTGGATTTATCGTGCATTCATCATGGCCGCGTTCCCTCCCACAAATGATAATACATTATATCTCTCCTCAATCACTAACAAGTTGTAATTATATTTGTACAATTGGAAACGAGGTTTGTTCACGCCTATTCGACCTCCAGTTTCTGGGTCACAAATGACCAGGTAACTTGCATCTGGGTCTAAAACAGGCGTAAACGTCGTGTATTCTAATTCAATCTTAGAATAAATACTCAAATTAATAACGCCGGATGGTTGCAGTTGAAACGGCGACGTGTCTAAACAAAAATTGTAACAATACAGACCGTCCAGACTTGTGGCTCCGTATCCGTTCGAATGAAGGTACTGTTGTTGATATTTGTACATGTTTGCTGGTCTGATTTCTTCTCGCATGGTCCCGTCAAACATAATCCCCATCGTCAGTAAAATATCCTTTTGGTTCTCGTATTTAAAATCACCAGTTCCATACAACCCTGTTTCAGTCCCGTTTGGGTTCCTGCCATAGCCGAGTTGTCCCGGATCGATGTCGACGCGAACCCCGTTGATGTTGAATGAATACCCGTTCATACAAGGCGAGTTGTCAATCACGAGAGGCAACAGGTCCACATTTTGTGGTAAATTTTCATAAGGCCAATTCGTAAAGTTGCTCCACTCGTTCCGAGTGTTTACGTCAGACCTCTGCATGAGCATCATCCAACTCACAACAAGACTGTTTGAATTCTGCAACCATGCTTTGCCAGTTGTGTCCACCTCATAAAACCACGTGTCGTACAACTCTTTGACCAAATACTTTTGCGGGTTCAAAGCAAATACTTTGGTTTCTTGGTCCGAGAGAAAACAATACGTGGTGGATAGGTACATGTCCGACTTCCAAGAAGTGTTTAAATCATCATAGATTAACTCTGGATTCGGAGGGCTTTGAATGAACCTATGAAACTGTTGGGTTTGTTCATTGAAATTCGGAGAAATATACGGATAATTATTTACAGGGTCATCAATATTCCTGATTTGAAACAATTCTTGCAATGGTCTGCATTGAATTTCAATGTTAAGTTCATTGTACTGGAGACAGACTAACGGGAACGCTTGTTGGCTGTTCAGTCCCCACCAAATAGGAATAGGTACGTACAATTGTCGTCCTCTTATAGAAGGTTCAGCTCCTTCAGGGTTCGCAGTATACACCGCGTTTGGATACTGACCAGTTCGACCGTAAGCGTTTGCAGGGTCGTTCAACTCGGGAACATTTCCAGTCATGACATCCCATTTTTGTTTCTGTGTTGCGTTTAAATCGCGGTTGACCAATGCTAAAATGTCATACCCCGACATTTGTTGAATCAAAGAGCCTCCTATAGTAAACCTAATACTCCGAATCATCATGGCTCCGATATTTTTAATCCATTTGAACTCGTACGGAACCCATCCGTCGGGCGAGCCTTCACCGCACGTTGCCGGGGGATAAATAGGGCTGTATATGTCGGGTAAGTTCACGACGAGACACATGTCTGTCAACAGTTCGGCATACCGTTTCACTTTAAAGACAAACGTAGAGTCCGTGTTGAGGTTGATTTGCCTCAACCCCTCGTAATCCAGTCTGAAATTTTGCAGACCAAAATTGGTGATACGTTTGTACGTACTCGTCCAATAGGTTTTTTGGGGGGTTCCGAAAATAAGAACACTTTGGTTTCCATTCGAAACTAAATTTAAAAGACCTCCTGCCATATATTATAATCATATCTATAAATTATTTAAGTGAATGTCGTAATTTTAATTTAATTAATATTTCATTTAAGTATATATGACGACTATACAAGATTTGACTGATCAAGAACAAAAACAATTAAAAAAACTAACCAATTTTAAACTTGCCAAAGAGTACGCAAGTAAAACAATCAAAACCTCGGACAATAAATATGGATATGTCACGTCAACAGGCATTGTCAAACCCTACGCCGATTCAAACCTGTCGACACGATGCCCACGCGAAGTTACCACGCTCAAGGAACCATGGTCTGAATTAAACTACCCGATTGGGTCGATGATGACGACTGACCAAAGTTGTGGAAATGAAGGAAAATATGTTCAATCTTTTCCAGCCGAAAATGCATCGATTGAGAATTTAAGGTCGGTCGGGAAAGTTGGTTACGTCGACCTGGACACATTTTTACACCCAATCAATGACGTTACATACAGTACAACTTACAAATCTGTAAAACAACAAATCAGAGGGGATAAAATGAGATATTGTTCTAACGTACCAAAATCGTTGAAATATAACGATATCGTCTTCATTGTATATAAATCTCAGACGGATAATTTATTTGGTGATATTTTGAATTCTGCTTTCGAATTCAGTTCGACTTCAAAAACCGGATTTAGATTGAAACCTCCTGCAAACAAGACAGGCCTCGATATTACATACGGGGATCAGGTAATCATCTCCCCCGCTAATAACAAAAACAAAAAGGCGTTCTTTAACGACGCAACTAATGCGATGGACTTTGGTGATTCCGAGTCGTTGTTTTATTTTCAACAACCCGCCGGTTCTACCATCAAGACAGGACAACCTATCCTGTACGGCAACCAAGTGTGTATAAGGTACATTCCCGAAACAGGAGATACCACGGACTGCGGGGTGTACGGATGCAAGGTTGGGTACGTGGATGATGATAACATGTTAGTATTCGACAAATGGGATAATAAACGGAACGGCGCCACCTTGTTTACGATTGAGTCTTATCCTGATCCTTATAGTTTCAACAAGCCGTGTAATAAGGAGGATTTGATGGATGAATGTAATTCAGATAGTAACTGCATCGGATTTATTTTTGACGATAACAAGATTGAATGGCAAAAGTTGACAGACGATACACAGATAATGAAGTCGAATGAGACTTACCCAAACACGCTATTCATAAAAAAAGCAGAAAGTGTTAATAAATTAAACGACTCCTCATGCATTGAGGGAACAGTATTACAAATCGATTCAAGTTTGTACAATGATTATCCCAAGGGTATGGCTTTCATATCGAATGGTTCCGGGCAATGCAATGTCGGGATTGGTGTCATTGACAATTCAATGACGTCGGCTCAATCTATATTCAATAAACAATTAAAATCTTTTACAGAACATCAAATAAATTCACTTAACTCTTCAAAAGTCATGCTAAAGGAATACGACAAAATTCACGGAGACACTGAATCAAAAATCAAGGAATATAATAAATTAAATAATAATTTAGAAAACAAGTCGGTTGATGAGACATTACTACAACATCAAAAAGACAACGAAATCATAATCCGTCAAAAACAGTTCAACGTAGTACTATGGTCCTTGGCGGTGGTTGCATTTGTGTTTATAATTGTAAGTGATTTATAATATTGAATAAATATATGTCTGAAACGGTCGACGAATTGTTGGCTAACATTGCTAATCTACAAAAACAAGAGATAATTTTATATGATAAACTAAATCAAAATAGAGAAAAAATTGCAAGGAATGCAAAGGACGTATTATCTACAGAGGATAAACAAAAGATTGAACAAAATATCAATGAATTATCAGCGGCTCGTGTCAACATGTACAACTTTTTGTTTCAAAATTATCAATCGGAGTTAAGAAATGCAACGAATGCTAACTCTAACTTGGAACAACAAAATAAAGTTCTACAAATGGTTGAAACCGAATTGAGCCGTTCTAAACAAACGTTAGCTGAAATTGAGCAAGATAAAAATAATCAATTAAAAATGGTTGAAATTACAGATTATTATAAATTAAAATACGACGCACAGCGTAAACTATTGAAGTTTATGGCTGGTTCGGCTTTTATTGTAATCGTATTGTACATCGTTAACCGGTTTGTACGCGCACGTCTCCCAATATTCACTTCCATAGTATATTTTATTTATATGGGGTTGATTAGTATATTGTTGTATCGGGTTTATGATTTTTTTAGTCGTCGTCCGAACAACTTTAATGAGCATAATTGGTGGTTGGCTCCAGAAACACAAGAAGATGTTAAAGCAATTTCTGAAAATTCGAGCAATCTGGTGTTTGACCTTAGCGGAGTTGGAATACCAAATATTTGTATAGGGTACACTTGTTGTGGCCCCGGAACAACGTGGTCACCGAACGGTTGTATTTTATCAAAATAAAATGTACGTATACATAATGGACACTCATGATAAATTAGATGAAATTGACGCATTAAAGACATTACAACAAAATAGGAGTCAAGCTGAAATTAAAAACCTAAAAGAAAAAGAATTAAAAAGTAGATGGATGCATTTCAAGACAATGTATGAAGAATTACCGAATCAGTTAGCCGATGCAGAACGAGCGTATCATACGTTTGCAGATAAAGATTATATAGACAAATCACTTGTAGAGTCTGCACCCAAGGTACAACAAGAAATTCAAACCAAACACAATACCATTTTTGAGACTGTAAACTCAAGCATAAGCAATTACGAGTCCCAACGAACCTACCTCAAAAATATATCCGATGTGTTTTTTAATTTACGCCAAAAGATTAATCAGAATATGAAAATACAGAACGATAACCTGTCAAATAATACAACGAATCAACAAAAGGTGTATTATTTAAAGCAAGAGTACAAAACCGTAGACAACGTGAATTATTTTTTGTTATTAGCAAGTAGTGGGATTATTGGGTTGTTATTGAAGACAATGATGGAACAGCTTGCAATGAAACAATCCGTAGTACAAACCGTGTTTTCCATCACCGGGTTTTCAATCTTATTCGTTGTTTTTGTAGTGACACCATGGTTTGATACGTTGATGGTGTTTGTGATGAACCTTTTAAGTAAGATCTCATCGTACAGTCCAATCGTTTATACAACGTTTTAGTCAATCTCTGGATTCAGTTTTCTTACATTACGGCAATCGTTTCATGAACACGTCCGCTTTAATCTCTCGTGTCTCCACCAGTCGCTCGGCCATTTCTTGCATCAAAAGTGTATGATCGGACAACAATGTTTTGGTTTCGTCGTACGCTTGTTGAATAAGTTTATCGATTTCTTGCTCTAATATTTTCCGATAAAATTCTGACCCTGATGGATAAATGATACGGTCTC